ACTTGCAAGAAACTTGCGAATTTGAACTAAAGGCACTTGACGGAGAAAGATTTATTCCGTACAGTCTTAAACAGGAACAGTAAAGGAGAATCACATGAGTTATGCAGATGCAGAAATAAGGGTCTATACAGTAGACCACGCATTTAATACTGAAGAGAAAACCAACCTGATTAGTACTATACCTTTCATAAACTTTCATCACGATAGAGTAGAAGAGTTTAGATCGAAGGTGAATAAAGTAGCTGATAGCCTTGAGAAAGCATACATACACTGGGATCAGTATATTAACATTGAAATTACATTCAAAAGAATGTATTGTAACGAAGAATAAGGAGAAAGAATCATGTTCAAGTCAAAGCGTAACGTACTAGAAACACTAGAGAAAATCGGGTTCGACAACCCATTCCGTGTAACATTTCTTAAGAAGGATGAATCATGGCGGTCTATGAATGCAGTCATGCCACGTCCAGAGAAACCAAAGTTCGGTGAACCATCAGTGATTGTCGTTCACGATCTTGATACAGACCAGTGGCGTTCTTTCGATCCATCACGAGTGGTAGGTATCACCCAATGATGACCAGTGTTCTTATGTGCCTTGCGATGAATGTATATCACGAGGCACGTAGTGACCATACCATCGGACAATATGCAGTAGCCCATGTGGTAATGAACCGTGTAATGTCCGATAGATACCCTAACAATGTCTGTGATGTCGTCAAGCAGGGATACGAAAAGGGTAAACACAAATGCCAGTTCTCATGGTACTGCGATGGAAAATCTGATAAACCAACAGAACCTCGTGCATGGGCATTGGCAACATTAGTTGCGTATGATGTCTTGAATGGTACTGTACCTGACATTACATCTGGTGCTACACACTATCATGCAAATTACGTCAAACCCTATTGGGCTAAACACTATAAGGAGACAGGGAAATATGGATCACACGTATTCTATACCGCCCCAGATGGAAAATGAACTAATGATGATGGGGTTGATCCCCACAACGGAATTAGATGACCTAGAAGAAATCATAGACCCACGCAAAGAGTGCATGGCTAAAGGCTACTACAGGAGTCCATACGATGAAAATAACGAGATATTGTTTTAGACTAATCACTGCCCTATCTGTGTTGTTGAACGTAATACTAGGGGGCAGTAATAACCAGACGTTCTCTGCACGTAACTGGCAGTGGAAAAAGGACAAGAGACCTAACCTAGTGTGGTTAATCGACCTGCTCATAGGTAAAGACCATTGCTCAGAGTGTTGGGTGTACTGGAAAGTGAGAAAGGAATGGAAATAAAACGACCAAACCCTATTGCAAAAGCACTTAGGCATCCTAAGTACAAACCAAGGGTAGTACCCGACAAAAAGAAACCTGTCCCTGACAGAAAACGTAAACACAAAGGAGAACAGCCTAATGAAAAAAGGTGAAATCAACGTAGACCTGATTGAGCATATGGGTGATGACCTTACGGTTGTACGTGCTGCACGAGTGTCCTACGCTAACACTTCTGACTGGCGTGGTCAGATACACTCAGGGGAATTTCGTGTCCTCAGTGACAAGGATATACGCCTAATCAGCTTTCTGGCAAAGCATAAGCATACATCACCATTTGGACATGGGTTTGCTACGTTCCGTGTGGATGCACCAGTCTTTGTCGCTCGACAGTTGGTCAAGCATAAGTTCCTACGATGGAATGAGATCAGTCGTCGTTATGTGAAGTATGAACCAGAGTTCTATGAACCATACTGGCGTGAGAAACCTGAGAACTCTAAGCAGGGTTCAGGGGGGCCGATGGAAATTAGCCAAGAGGCTGAAATGATGTTTCATGCTACCTTGCGTAATGCACTGACGACATATGAAATGATGATAAAAGAAGGTGTTTCACCTGAACAGGCACGATCAATCTTACCACAGAACATGATGACTTCATGGTATTGGTCTGGTTCGTTAGATGCGTGGGCAGACATGTGTAAGTTACGTTGTGCCAAGGATACACAAGCAGAGACACGCATTGTGGCATCTGTGATCTATGGTGAAATGTTGAAGCTGTACCCTGTATCTTGGGCTGCATTAATGGAGAATGATGATGGATAATGATAATATAATGAAAATGTGTCGATCCCTAGCGAGGAAATATAACGACCCACAAGAGTATGACGACCTAGTGTCTGAGGGTGTCGTAAAAGTACTAGAAATGGTCGCTGAAGGTAAAACCGACAAGAACCTACTGTATTCTCATGCACGAAATGTAATGCAAGATTATTACAACATAAGAAGAGCAGTTGTGCATGTGCCAGTTCAAGGTGCAGCAAGGGTTGTTTCTTCGGATAGTGATGTAGATGGTTGGACTGCTATAGCATTACAACAGGCACTCTATGGTGATTCTGTCGAGTATGAAGAATATATGTCTCAAATACCATCAACAGAAGAGATATATGAACAGAAAGAGTGGTTTGCTAGGGTTCAAACTGTGGCTGTCAGTAACTTAACACAAGAGGAGTGGGCAATAATTCGTATGAGATATTGGGATGACCTTACACAAGATGATGTAGGTGTTCATATGGGTCGTAACAAAATGTGGGTATCACGACACGAAAAAGCAGCACTCGAAAAAATCCGTAACAATTTGTGATGTTACTGAATCGACAAAAGGTATTTATAGGTAAGTGTCCCTTAAACATAAGTTTACTACTCAAGTTTAATATCTTGTTTTAGTAAATAAACATAAGTAGGAAACATAAGTATGAGTAGAACTGCACATTTGCCATGTCCTTATCATGGTTGTGGGTCGTCTGATGCCTTTAGGTGGTGGCCTGAAGATGGGAATGGGTTTTGTCATTCTTGTCGTGGAAACTACCCGAAGGATAAAAAAGAATTATTCAGTTGGGCAAAAGAGAAATACCCCCCGAATGGAAATAAGGAATGGTCAAACATGAACGTAACAAGTTTTACACCTAAGAAGGTAGAAGACAAATCTGATGGTCGTTATCAGGCAATGCGTGGCATCAGTGCTACGACGATGGAAGATTATGGCGTTAAGACCTATACTGACCGTCAAGAGTACATATACCCTAGCGGTGGAATTAAGGTTCGTCGTTTAGATGAGAAAGCCTTTTACACTAAAGATGGTTTCAAAGGTGATGAACTGTTCGGCATGAACCTGTTTACATCTGGGTCGTCTAAGATGGTAACGGTAACAGAGGGCGAACTAGATGCCCTGTCAGTGGCACAAATGCTCAAGAGCAGTTACACTAACCCTGTCGTGTCTTTGCCTTCTGCTACGCCATCTAAGAAGCTCTGGGAGAACTGTAAGGAATGGTTAGACGGATTTGAGAAGATCATCCTGTCTGTCGATACAGATGACGCAGGTAATTCTCTTGCTGATCGTATGGCTAAGTTATTCCCTAACAAGGTCTACCGTGTACCACACGATAAATACAAAGATGCGAACGAGTTTCTACAGAATGGTGCGCAAGCAGAATTTAAGAGTGCATGGTGGAACGCTAAGAAGTATACGCCAGAGAATATCCTAAACACTGCAGATCAGTTTCTGTCGTTGTATCATGATACGCCAGAACATATCTATGTGGAGACAGGTATTCAGGCACTTGATGACAAGATACTTGGTTTGATGCAGGGACACTTTACAGTGTTCAAAGCACCTACAGGGATCGGTAAGACAGAGCTAATGCGGTATCTAGAATATAACATGCTACAGAAAGGAATACCGATTGCTGCATGGCATCTAGAAGAAACCAAACTAAGGTCACTACTTGGTCTTGTGTCGTATCACTTAAACGATAATCTGACACGTAGGGATTTGATCGACGATAAGGAACGTAATGATGATGTAGTAGAAGCAATCAAAGACATCACCAAGGATGAAAACTTCTATCAGTTCTTCTTGGGTGATGGTGCAAGTGCTGAAGATTTGATTGACCAGATTAGATTCTTTAGTCAGGCATGTGGATGTAAGTTTATCTTCTTTGAGCCTATCCAAGATGTAATATCTGGATCGTCTGAGGAAAGCAAAGAACAACAGTTGGCTGATCTGTCAGTACGTCTGTCTAAACTTGCAGCAGAATTAAACGTGGGTATTGTCAGTATTGGTCATACTAACGAGAACGGTGACTTCAAGTATTGTAAGATGATTGGTCAACGTGCATCAGTTATCATCGACTTGTATCGTGACAAAGAAGCTGAAGACCTACAGGAACGCAACACAACGTATCTCAAGATTGAGAAGAACCGTCCATCCTCTGAGGAAGGATCAGCAGGTAAGATGCGGTTCAACTACGATACGTTTACATTACGAGAGGTATATTAGTGCAGGGAGAGTTGTTTGAGGAAGGGGTTGATTTATACGACCCTAGTCAAGAGACTATCATCTGTCGTCACTGTGGTATAGAAAAACCAAAGTCTGCTTTTAGGTTATACAGAAGGGCGACTGGCGATCATAGGGATTGTAGGAGTACAAGTTGCAAGTCTTGTCAAAAAAGCCACAACGATGTTGTATCAAGGATAAGAAAAACAGCACCCCCTGTTCCTGAATCTTGTCAGTGTTGTGGTAAATCTAATATACGATTAGTCTTAGATCATTGTTATGAAAAAGAGACTTTCAGGGGTTGGATTTGTCACCATTGCAACCTATCTATAGGACACTTAGGTGATAATGTAGATGGCTTAAAAATGGCTATCAGATACTTAGAAAGAGACGGTAAACATGCCAGTATTCGATATTGAAACAGACGGTCTACTAGACGAACTAACAAAGATACACGTTTTATCTTGGCAGGGGGACGATGGAAATGTGCATCATACCCATGACTATGAGGCTATGCGTATCTTCTTTACGGAAGCACCTACACTGATTGGTCACAACATCATTAGGTTTGACATCCCTGCAGTGGAAAAGGTGTTAGGCATCGAAGTGAAGTCTCGTCTGATCGACACTCTACCTTTGTCGTGGTATCTAAACCATGATCGTATGCGACATGGGCTTGAGGGCTACGGAGAGGACTATGGAGTGCCTAAACCAGTGATCAAGGACTGGAACACCCTAACACCCGAAGAGTATGCTCACCGCTGTAATGAGGACGTTAAGATCAACACACGGTTATATCGTGACTTAGACTTAAAGCTGAATAAGCTGTATCAGGACAGTGGAGAGAAAGATCGCTTTATTGACTATCTCATGTTCAAGATGGACTGCGCAAGAGAACAGGAGACCCTACGATGGAAATTAGATGTGGAGAAAGCAAAAGCCCATCTACAGGAATGGGAAGACCTAAAGCATGAAAAGACAGAAGCCTTGGCTGATGCTATGCCAAAACGTAATCTATTTACTACCAAGACAAAACCGAAAGTCATGTACAAAAAAGACGGTACACTTTCTAGTCACGGCGAAAAATGGGTTCAGTTATGCAAGCAAGAACACCAACCGATTTCTACATTGTCTATGGTGGTCAAAACAGGAGAAGAACGAGCAAATCCTAATAGTGTGGAGCAGGTCAAAGATTGGCTTTTCTCTTTGGGGTGGAAGCCTCGTACCTTCAAATACCTAAAGGATAAGGTAACTGGTGATGAACGGAAATTGGAACAAGTACGGAAAGACGGAGAACTCTGTCCCTCAGTACGTGAACTGGTTGAACAAGAACCTGCTATTAGTTTGCTTGATGGCCTCTCTGTTCTTTCTCATCGTATTGGAGTTCTTAGATCAATGGTCGAAACAGAGAACGATGGATACGTGCAAGCAACTGTTGCAGGGTTCACTAACACCTTACGCTTTCGTCACGCAAGACCACTGGTCAACTTGCCATCGGTTGATAAACCCTACGGAAAAGAAATCAGAGGGTGTCTAACTGCGCCAGAAGGTTACACTCTGTGTGGTGCTGATATGACATCGTTAGAGGATACGACAAAGAGACACTACATGAAACCACTTGATCCTGATTATGTCGCTGAAATGTCTAAAGATGGGTTTGACCCGCACCTTGACCTTGCCAAACACGCAGGTGTCGTCACACAAGATGACATCGACAAACACAACTCAGGGGGACGTAGCCTTAAGTCACTACGTAAGAACTACAAGGTGGTAAACTACAGTGCTACGTATGGCGTAGGAGCCGCTAAACTGGCTCGTGAGACAGGTATGAGTAAGTCTGAGGCACAGACACTGCTAGATGCCTTTTGGTCACGTAACTGGTCAGTACAGAAGGTGGCAGAGGGTTTACGTGTTCGTGAACTATTTGGCTCTGCTTGGGTACAGAATCCTGTATCTAAATTCTGGTACAGCTTACGGTCTGACAAGGATCGTTTCAGTACATTAAATCAGGGTACAGGTGTATTCTGTTTCGACAGTTGGGTTAAGGGATGTCGTGGTATGGGACTAAAGACTATCGGTCAGTTCCACGACGAAATTATAACTCTAGTAGAAGAGGGGGATGAAGACAAAGAAGAAAATATTATGACTATGGCAATCGACCAAGTAAACCAAGAAATCCAACTAAATGTACCACTTGGGATAGATGCACAGTTCGGAAGAACATATGCAGACATCCATTAGAAAATAAAGTTGTACTTTAGTGTTACAAACTACGAAAAAAGTATTTATATATAATTACCAGACTCGACGAAAGGAAATGTCATATGGCACGATATGAAATGGAAATGGTCTTACAATATGCTAAAGTATTCCCAGAGAATGCAGACATGGGAGACCCGAATGGGAATACGATTGCAAAGCAGATTGCAGACAAAGGTGGTCAGTATGTAATGAACGCATACTTCACTAATGAAGAGGACATCGACAAGTTATTGTCAGAAGGCTTAAACCCGAGTCCAATGGGCAGTCAACGGATTGTAAATGGTGAAGCTGAATTTGGCATCGGTAAGTTTATGAAGATGAAACGGTCAGTTTCTGACAACATCAAAACCTTCACCGACAACAAGGGTAAGCCTGTTGAGGTAAACTATGGTGGGCCTATTGCTGTCGTTGACCTTACACAGGGTGAGGATAACAAACGGTGGTGGAGCTTTGAGGATGATGGGCCTTTAGGCAATGGCACAAAAGCTAAAGTCATCTTCGATGTTTACTCTAATGGTTCAGGCGTTCGTATGAACGCTATTGGTGTTACAGATCATGTAGCCTATGAACCTGCAGAAACTAACAGCATCGGTGCTTGGACAGAGGTAGCCTAATGAATGTAAACTTAGAAGCGGTTGCTGATGCAGAAGAGGATGGTTACAACGGAAACATCACAATCTATCGTGAGGACGTTGAAGACATCTATCAGTTAGCTAACCTGTTCACAGACTTTGCTGTAGCTATGGGCTTCACCTACGTTAAGGCCGTAGGGTTTGAGAAGGACGATGGCAGTATGGTTTGGGGTGACTTCTAATGGCATTTGGCAAAGTGCTGATCGACGGTGATATTATCGCTTATAGAGCAGCCTTTGCTACTCAAGACAAGTTACCTAAAGATGCAGAGGAAAAGGCAGAAGAGCTTATCCAATACATCCTGCAGGAAACTCTAGTGTTCCCTTCGCCTAATGATTACAAGGTGTATTTGACAGGTAAAGGGAACTTTAGACATGATGTAGCAAAGACACATATCTATAAGGGAAACCGTAAGGATGCAGCTAAACCATTACATCTACCGCAAGTGAGGCAGTATCTAGTGGATAAACATAACGCAATCGTAAGTGAAGGAGAAGAAGCCGATGACCTGATAGCAATAGAAGCAACCCGACTTGGCAGTGACACGGTTGTAGCATCTATCGACAAAGATATGTTACAGATACCGTGTAGGCATTTTAACTTTGGTCGTGGCGAATGGTCAGACGTAGACGAATGGTCAGGACTTAAGTTTTTCTATAAGCAAATCTTAACTGGTGATGCAGCAGATAATATCATAGGTCTTTATAAGGTTGGCCCTGTAAAAGCTGATAAGATACTTGATGGTGCAGAAACAGAACAGGACTTGTGGCAGAAATGTATAGATGCATACAATGGTGACATTGACCGTGTAATAGAAAATGCCAGACTTCTTTGGCTTAGACGTAGGGAGCAAGAGCTATGGCAACCGCCCGAAGCAGTAAAGCAAAAGGACGACTAGGACAACAAGAGATCAGGGATACTATCCTTAAGACGTTCCCTGAACTTGAACCTGACGATGTTCGTTCTACTGCTATGGGCCAGTCAGGGGAAGATATACAACTGTCTCCAAAGGCACGAGACCTTCTTCCCCTGTCTATAGAAGTTAAGCGACGAAAGAGCCTAGCAACCGTATACGACTGGATTGAACAAGCAAAGCAAGACGGTCAATATGAACCTGTTGTTTTCTTCCGTGGGGATAGAAAAGAGTGGGTTGTTATGGTTGGTTTGGAACACTATATGGAACTTGTAAGTAAGTGGAGAAAGTAATGGGCAAACGGTCTAACTTTGAACGTGTTGAAAGAGATTATTACCCGACACCAATAGAGGCCGTTGCACCTTTGATCGACCATCTTCCGCAGGAGACTTTCGACTTTGTTGAGCCTTGTGCAGGGGATGGTCGGTTAATCCAACATGTACACGATCTTACAGATGGACATGGGACTTGTATATATGCTTGCGACATTGAACCACGACATCCTGACATTGTTCAGCATAATGCTCTTGATATTGACTTTGGTGGCTATGAGGTGATGGACTTCTGTATTACTAACCCACCGTGGGAACGTAACTTCCTACACAGCTTCATAGAACACTGGATAGACATCTGTCCTACTTGGTTGTTGTTTGATGCAGATTGGATGCACACTAAGCAGTCAGCTACTCTTATGACATATTGTTCTAGGATCGTTAGTGTAGGTAGAATTAAGTGGATAGAAGGATCAAAACATACAGGTAAAGATAACTGCGCTTGGTACTTGTTTGATAAGAATGCTATAGGCCCGACACAATTTTATGGAAGGCTAATGTGATGCCACTAATGGACTATATGGAACTCTTCGAGATGATAAAAGAAGAACAAGATGTAGATGGGCTACGACGAAAAGCTACATACTTGCTTATGTCAAAATGTCAGGAAGACGAAACAGTAAGTGAAGAAGAGTTTCTAGCCTTTGCAGAATATGCAGCTATAAACTTAGGAACAACGGAAGGAATGATACATTGATCAGCAAAGAAGATATAGAAGCATTTGAATACTTTAGTCAGACAGAAATGGACATGAATGTATATCAAGCTGCAGCAGCACAGACAGCTATCTATAAGCATGAGCATCAGGTTATCTACCCTGCGTTAGGACTAGCAGCAGAAGCAGGTGAGGTAGCCAACAAGGTAAAGAAGATATTACGTGATGGTAAGTTTGACCGTGCAGCTATTGCTGATGAAGTAGGTGATTGCTTATGGTATATTGCTGCATTGTGTCGTGACTTAAACGTAAGTATGTCAGACCTTGCTGCAGCTAACTTGAAGAAACTACAAGACCGCAAACAACGTGGGGTCATTAGTGGAAATGGAGACAAAAGGTGAGTGAAGTGTTAATAGCTATATCAGTACTAGCCATGATTATAGGTGGCTTCTATTATATAGTTAAGAGTGAGATAAATAAATGAGCAAGAAGAAAACAGGTATGACTTGGTTCTGGCGGTTTCTAAACTATATAGCAACTTGGCGAGAACATCGTAATACAATCAAACAGCTTAATTCTTTAAGCGACAAGGAACTAAATGACATAGGAATTAGTCGTGCAGACATTGACCGTCTGGTATGGCTAGGTGAAGACAAAACAATGCGTGGACGAGGAAACGAACAAGAATGAATAATATGCTCCCTACCCCCTATCAAAACTTTATTGCACTGTCACGTTATGCACGTTGGACTGGCGAAAAGCGTGAAACTTGGTCAGAGACAGTTGACCGATATATCGACAATATCGTTAAACCCCTAACAGGTGAAGACAGTTACATCAAAGATATTCGTGATGCTATCTTAGACCTACAGGTTATGCCCTCTATGCGATCTATGATGACCGCTGGGCCAGCAGCAGCACGAGACAATACGTGTATGTACAACTGCTCTTACGTAGCTGTAGACAAGCCTAAACGCTTTGATGAGGCTATGTTTATTCTGTTGTGTGGTACAGGGGTGGGGTTCAGTGTTGAACGTCAGTACATCCAGAAACTACCAGAAGTACCAGAGAAGATATTCAAGTCTGAGACAACAATCGTAGTTAAGGACAGTAAAGAGGGTTGGGCTAAAGCATACCGACAACTACTAGCTCTACTATGGTCAGGTGAGATTCCTAAGTGGGATGTATCTAAGGTACGACCTGCAGGTGCAAGACTAAAGACCTTCGGTGGTCGTGCATCAGGGCCAGCACCTTTGGTAGACTTGTTTAACTTCACTGTCGAGAAATTCTTGAATGCTACAGGACGTAAGCTGACATCTATTGAGTGTCACGACATCATGTGTAAGATCGGTGAGATTGTGGTTGTAGGTGGTGTACGCCGTAGTGCTATGATTA